AATGGATTTATATTATAAACGAACGGAGTTTCCTGTACAAAAATTACCACTAAAGGAGAAGGATCAAGCTTGGAGATGCGGATGTGTAGATGTTCTAATCTCTAGAGAAGGATCAACCTATTCTAGTGGTAGATCTCGTAGGGAAACACTTAGAATAAATTATGATTTATACAATGGTATATTCAACGAAGATGACTTTAAATATGTAGTTAATCCCTACAATGTAGAAGATGGATTTCCTGCTCATCCTCAGAGTATGAATATTATTAAACCTAAGATAGATCTACTTATAGGGGAAGAAACTAAACGTCCCTTTAACTTCAAGGTATTCTCTACTAATGAGGAATCAGTATCTGAAGTACAAGAATTTAGAAAGAATATGCTTATACAGGAATATATGTCATCTATTGTAAACGATGATGATCCTGAAATAATGCAACAGAAATTACAAGAGATAGATTCTTATATTAAGAATAAGTATTCATCTGTAGTAGAAAGTACTGCTTACAACTCTCTACAGTATCTACGTCAACAATTGACTATAGATCATGAGTTTGTAAAAGGATGGAAAGATGGTTTAATCGCTGGAGAAGAGATATACTATACTGGAATTATTAATGGAGAACCTGTTTGTGAACGAGTTAATCCATACCATTTTACTTATGACAACGATCCTGATATAGAATATGTAGAAGATGGAGATTGGGCTGTACGTAGGTTCTTAATGGCTCCAGGTGCTATATATGATAGATTTCAAGATGTAATGGAAGAGAAAGATCTTGATAAACTATTAGAGATGGTTGGAGGAGATAGTCTTCGTCGTAGACCTAGTGATGTTAACTATAACACCATTATGTATAAAGATAAGATTATATCTGATGTAACTAATGATGAATTCTTTAAAGGACAACTATTACCAGTATGGCATTGTGTATGGAAATCATTCAAGAAGATTTACTACATACAAGACGCTGAGGGCAACGATCTAGACATAGTTGATGAAACATACCGCCTATCACCAGAAGAACGCGCTACGGGGCTAAAACTGGCCAAGGATTGGATCACAGAGATATGGGAAGGATATCGTATAGGAACTGACATATTTTTAGAAATAAGACCTGTACAATACCAGTATCAATCTCTGGAGAATCCTAAGACATCTAAACTCCCTTATGTAGGGGCTAAGTATAATGCTACTAATACTAAGAATAGATCTTTAGTAGATACTATGAAGTCTTTACAGTATATGTATATTGTTATATGGTATAGATTAGAGTTAGCATTAGCTAGGGATAAAGGTAAGATTATAACAATGGATATCACACAGATTCCTAAATCTATGGGGATTGATATCAAACAATGGATGCATTACTTATCTGCTCTAGGTGTTAATCTAGTTAATCCTTATGAAGAAGGTTGGGATATACCAGGACGTGCAGGAGGACATGGTTCTACATTTAATCAGTTTGGTCAAGCAGATCTTACTATGGGCAGTGTTATTGCTGACTACATAGGACTATTAAATAAGATAGAGGAAATGGCTGGGGAACTCTCAGGAGTATCTAGACAACGTCAAGGATCTATTTCATCTAATGAACTAGTAGGTAATGTACAGAGATCTGTAGTACAGTCTAGTCATATAACTGAACCTCTATTTGAGATACATAATCAAGTTAAACGTCATGCTCTTACTTCATTACTTAATTGTGCCAAATTTGCATGGTCTGAGAATAAGAAGAAGAAGTTACATTTTATAACAGATGACTTCTCTAGGAAGTTCTTAGATATAGATGATAATTTCCTATACTCTGATTTTGATGTATTTGTAAATGACTCTACTAAAGAGAACCAGAACTTAGAGGCATTAAGAGGTCTTATACAACCCGCTATGCAGAATGGTGCTACTCTATCAGATGCTGCAGTTATTCTTAGTACAGAGAGCTTAGGTGAGATTAAACGTAAGCTTAAAGAGATAGAAGAACGTCGTGCTGAGATGGAACAGTCTGCTCAGAAGCAGCAGAGTGAAATGGCTGCAATGCAAGCACAATTACAACAAGAAGCTCTAGCAGAAGATAGACGTATTAAGGAAGAGGATTCTATACGTAAGTCTGAGACACAAATTCAAGTAGCTCTTATTGGTGCTAATTCTAAGGAAGAAGGTGATAGTGATAACTCCATGGAAGTAGAAGATAATAGTTTAGAATGGCAGAAACTTAATCTACAGTCTAAGAAGATTAATGATGATGTTCGTTTAAAGACATCCCAGATTAATGAGACTATTAGAGCTAATATGGTTGCAGAGAGACAGAAAGAAAAAGAGATAGCTATTAAACAAAAGGTTGCTAGTCGACCGATCCCAAAATCTAAATGATGGAACATAAAGAATTATATGAATTTATAGATTATATAAATGAATTTGTAAGTTCTCATATTGTATATTCAACAAGTCCTATTTATAAAAAAGTATTATTTTCTTTAGAGATAAAAGAAACTGATAAAGATATAGTTATAAAAACTTTTTATACATATACAAATGTGTGGAATTTTGAAGAATGGCAAGGAGATATACAGAGAGATTGGTTTGGTTCAGTATGGGAAAAAGGTGAAAATTTTAATTATGAGTCGCTCTATCGCTGGTTTAGAAATGCTACATTTCATCAAATGACATATGGTAGAAAACACAAAGGATTTAAAAATATACTACAAGGATTGGTACCACTAGATATGAAAAAATTTGATCTAGGTACTGATTACAAAAGATCAGATACAATTTCCTATATAATTTATAAGGAAACTATAACCTGGAAAGCAGATAATATAATAGAATAATGGAAATAAAGAAACCTACATTACCTAAATCTCCAGATAGATTAGGTGTTACAGTAAAGAGATTATCCCAAACAATTGTTGATGATCTTAATAAACATATAGAAGCAGAAGCCTTTTCTAGTCAGATCTATCTAGCTATGTCAACATGGTGTGAAGATAATGGCTACTTTGGTGGAGCTAAATTATTTAAAAAGTATTCAGAAGAGGAACTTACTCATATGCATAAGTTATATCAGTATATCTTAGATAGAGATTATTGTGCAATAACCCCTGCTATACAGAAGCCTACAAATGAATACTCAGACATTCTTGATGTAATAGAGACTGCTTATAAACATGAGATGGAAGTATCAGATTCTTATCATGTAAGTGCAGATATTGCTATGAAAGAAGGGTGTCACACAACTTACGCTTTTCTTCACTGGTTCATAAAGGAACAGATTGAAGAAGAAGCTAAATTTGCAAATTTAATACTTAAATATAATATCCTTATGAAGACCGGACTGTCAGGTACAGCTCTTATGGAATTCGATGAGATATTAGAAGAATATAACTAATAATTAATTATTATGGCACAAACTAGTAAAATCGGTGGATTCGATTCAGCTTTCAATACTTTCTTACCAACAGAAGGTACTAGTGAAAATTTTGTAGATCCCGAGGATATTGAAAAAGAAATGGAGAAGTTTGACACTAAAGAAGAAGTAACTCCAGATAAAACGGAGGTTGAAACTCCTGAGAAAAAGTCTACTCCAGAATCTAAGAAATCTGTTGAGGAAGATAAAGAAGAAATAGAACCTACTAAGGTAGAAGAAGAATCTACTGAAGAAGTGGAAGAAGTAGAATACGAAGAGGCAGATCTAGTAGATACTTTTGCAGACTTATTTGCAGAAGAACTAGAGTGGAAGTTTGATGAAGGTGAGAAACCTAAGTCAGTTAAGGAGTTAGTTGAGTATATGCAGAATATAATCAAAGAGAATTCTATTCCAGAATATGCCAGTGATGATGTAAAAGAACTAGATGATTTTGTTAAGAATGGTGGAGATTTAGCTGATTACTATAAGAAAGTTTATAGTACTGAAGTTAATATTGATTCTGTAGATATGACAAAGGAATCTAATCAAAAACTAGTCATTAAAGAGAACCTTCGTAATAGGGGATACTCCCCAGAACGTATAGAAAAACTCTTAACTCGTTATGAAGATTCTGAGTCTTTAGAAGAAGAAGCAAATGATTCTCTAGAAGAAATAAAAGAATATAGAGATAAAACTAAATCTCAGCTATTAGAGACACAGAAAAAACAAGCAGACACTGAATTAAAGCAACAACAAGAGTTTATATCGAACGTACAGAAACTTATAAATGATGCCGCAGATATACGTGGTATCGAACTTTCTAAGAAAGAAAAACAAGATTTGATTGAGTATATATTCAAACCAGAAAAAGATGGGATGACTAAATATCAAAAGGAGTATAATAATGATCTCCGAAATCTAGTTGAATCTGCTTTCTTTACAATGAAAGGTAAAGATTTCGTACAACAAATTCAAAAGAAAGCTACCGCAGACGCTACAAAAAGCCTTAAACTCAAACTTAAAACTAAGGGAAAGAGCACAAAGAATGCTGTATCCGAACAAGAAGGTAATAACAGTAAGGTCACACAGCTTTGGGAGATAGCTAGTAGAGAATTAAAAAGTTTTTAATATTAATTTAAATTAGAGTAAAAATGCAAGATACTGTATTGAATAACCTTCAACTCTACAAGACTAAATATTTTAGTGATCTTGTAGACGAGAATATGCTTTCAAATGCTTTACTTACCGAACCTCATAAAGTATCCACCGTTTTATCATATATTTTCGGTCGCTATGAAAATAGTACCGTTGACTTCTTAACTGCAGGTCTTGGTAAAACTATCGTTACTGAAAATCGTCAGTATGAGTGGCCTGTAATGATCGAAAGCGATAAAGCAATCGTAATTAAACAAGCTAAATGGCAGGGTTCTGTCGTTGCTTCAACCGATACCCCAGGTATCAATGGAACACCTATCCAATTGTATTTAGGTGAAAAATGGTTTGGTCCAGGTGCAATTCTGGAATTAGACGACAAAGATTTCCAAGTACGCGTTATGGGAGTTCCATACCAAGATGGAAATGATTGGGTTTATACTGTAGTTATAGCCAATGGTAACGCTGCTTCATATATCCTACCTTCTTTGTTAACCCCAGGAAAACAAGTTTCTCGTGGTGGTTCTGCATATGAAGAATATAGTGAAGAAGCAGATATCGTGAACTATCAAACACCGTTTAAATTGCGTAATCACCTTACTACTATGCGTTTGAGTTATGACATCACTGGTTCAGCTCTTTCGACAGTAATGGTAATCGCAATGCGTGATCCTAAAACCAAAAAGACTTCTTATTTGTGGAGTGACTATCAGGAATGGATTGCATTACGTCAATGGTACAATACAATTGATCGTCAATTAGTATATAGTAAATATAACAGTAATGCTGATGGTACTACTGATCTTATTGGTACTAATGGTCGTCCTGTATACATTGGTAGTGGTTTGTTAGAACAAATATCTCCATCTAATCGTCAGTCATATACAACTTTGACTGCAGACTTAATGGAAGACTTCTTATTTAACTTATCATATAACATCTTAGGAACTAACGAACGTAAGTTTGTAGCTCTTACTGGTGAAATGGGTATGAAAGAATTTGACCGTGTATTGAAAGCTAAAGCTTCTAGCTATAGTCTTATTGATACTCACTTTGTAACTGGCTCAGGTCAGGATCTTACATTAGGTGGTCAGTTTACTACATACAAAATGTTGAATGGTGTAGAACTTACCCTGAAGCATTTCCCATTGTATGATAATATCGTATATAACCGTAAGTTACATCCTGTTAGTGGTAAACCACTTGAATCCTACAGAATGACCTTCCTTGATTTTGGTAACCGTGATGGTGAATCAAATATCTCTAAGGTAGTTCGTAAGAATCGCGAGATGGTAATGTGGCACACAGGTGGTTCTGCAGCTCCTGGAACTGGTTTCTCTAAATCAATCAATACTCTTCGTTCTAATGCAAAAGATGGATATCAAGTTCATTTCTTGTCTGAACAAGGTATTATGGTTAAGGACCCAACTTCATCCGGTGAGCTCTATGTATCCAGCGACTATGGAGTATAAT